CGATTATATCGTCCCCATAGACCCTGACAAGACCTGCGAGCCTCTTAAAGGCTTTACGATCTTGCCGGTCGATGTGAAGGTGATCTGCCAAACAATCTACCACGATGGCCAAAAAGACCATCGCTTCGATTGGGAAGCAGAGAGCACTCCCCATAGACGCAAATTTACTCAGTCTAATCGTGCGGCTTACGCCGTCGGTGTCGACAGTTGCACTCCTCGATCGGGTGGCTTGCACAGCTTCCAGAAATGAAAGCGAGCAAGACCCCAGAAGGGATACAACGAGCGAATTAGACACCCGATCACTTGCCTCCTTGAGGTCAAGAGTAGCGAGGTGCCCGTGGATTGATCCTACACGTGCCATGAACTTATTAGGTTCTTGGTCAGTAAAGCCAATCAACGGCCCTACAACATCGTCGCGCTCCAAACGGGGCACGATTGCAATCGACAATGCCTGTTGCATGTATTGCATGCAGGTAGGCTCGATAGCGATGATGCGTGGGGTCTTCAGCGTCTTAGGAACAGCAGTTACCCGAACGGGCAACTCCTGCGACGGGGACAAGAGTACGGGCTGGTTCTCACCAAAGTGAGACCAGTTTGGCAACACGTATTCCCCATAAGGGAATACACGTTCCAGCCTTTCCGGCCAGACAGACTGAGAATACTTACGATTGCCCTCAAGGCGATCAGCAGTTTTTCCCGGTCCGTGTTTGGGCGAAAGCTCAAATTGGTCGACACATCGAGTGCCGACGTCATGGAGGATTGGACCAAACAACGTATTGAAAGTCACTTTCAACTTACCTAGCCCTTCTGGGGCAGGTCGAGAATCTTGTGACTTTAACTCTTGTTCACATTCCAAGTAGTCATTGAACGCAGCCCTGGTACGAACCGGGGTACATTCAATCTCAACCTTTTTAAAGAAAAGGCAAAGCTGGCGTACCGCGCTTATGCACGTGACGTCAGGATTTTCTTGGAGAAGACCATTTTCATCGAACACATTCCGAGTGAAACCCGACAGAAATGCCGGGATCGCTCCTCTTTTCCGAAAAGCTCGGAAGAGAGTGGGATCAACTTGCCCCAACTCCAGACATCTTTCGAAGTCTGTAGCAAAAGCAGGAAGAGTGATCGTCAGAAATGACGTTCCCTCGTGTTCGACTCGTTGAGAAAGGTGTGTAATGTCT